GAGAAATCAGGAAATCTACCAGATCGGTGAACGGAACAAACATGCTGGCAGCTGCCGTGTAAACGGTGATGTCAATTTTGCGTTTGCTGTCAAATGTTCCTTCAACGTCCCAATCTTTGAATGTTTTGCGCGGTGAAATCACCCAAATGTTTGCTGTTTGTTTGCACACCATCACATACGCCAACGGTTTCACAGCCTTCATGTCGTACCCAAATTTGGTGTCAATGAACAGCGGGTCATACAACAATTCACCGTTCCAACCACAGATTTTGGTGCGCGCTTTGACTTCTAACGGTTGGTCTGTCCATGGCAGGCAAATGTCCTTTTCATGGCGTGTGATCCAATCCTGTGTTTTGTCTTTTGGTGGTTCAGGTTGCCAACAGGTCACTCCTTCCAGTTTCAAACGGTCAGCAACCAGGCCTGCCCAATGTGCGCCTTCACTAAACGCTGCGGGATAGTCAAATGTCATGGTCATTGATGCGGGTTGCTCAACAGGTACAGCACATATTCCATATCTGATGGTTTCATAACGGTGGCATACACACCAGCCTGCTCAAATGCCAGCAACCAGCGTTTCTGCAACGGGCTAGTGCGCCCTTTTTCGCTTTTCAATTCCAACGCCAAAATTTTGCCACCAGTTGGGTGTATCAACAGCAAATCAGGAAAACCTGCGTCACCCTGAACATGGGTTGCCCAACGTCCACCGCTGTTCATCGCGGGCAGATCATGGTGGATCAGCCAGCCATAGCGTTTTGCCACGCTGATCACCACGTTTTTGAATTCTGCTTCGGTCATTTTTGGGTCAGTTTTCATCAGCGGGCACAATCCGTTTGTTATCTGCCAACCATTCCCATGCGGCAGCCAATTTCTGCCACGTTTCACGGCTGGCCTCTAGCGTTTCGCAGCGCTTTTCCAGCAACGCTTTTTCGGCGCGCAATGTGTCAATCACACCGCGCAAATAATCAACTATTTCAATCGGTGTTGCACCTTGTTGTTCTGCTTCGAATGTCATTTCAATGCCTCAATGACCGCGCTGGCCTCATGCGATTTCAGCAGCTCTAACACCGCGTCATCACGCCCAACGGTGCGCTGGATAAATTCCAATAGGCGCAAATCGTCCATGTTTGCGTCCTTCGCCAATTTTTTGATGTAGCCCTGCTGTTTAGGTGTACTAAATGCACCAGAGGGTGTATGCACTTGTGGCCCTGATTGCGCTACCTGACCGCCCTGGCGTTCGACTTTTTGCATTTCCTCACGCGATGGGCGTTTGCCTTGTGTGGCAAAACCCATGTTGGCTAATGCGCGCCCAATGCTGGACGTTTCACAGTTCTCAATGAATGATGTGGCGTTCACGCCGCGGTCTGTGTGAATTTCATGCGCGTACCCTGTCGCGGTTGGGTTTGCATCATCACGATGTTTCCAAATCACGGTGCGAACAATGCAAGTGTCACCGTCATAGTTCATCAATGTCGTTTCAACGCGACCATCTGGGTATGTTTCCCAAAATCTGTTTAGTCGGGTTTCTACTGTTTCATACTTGCTTAGGTCAAATGCCATTGGTGTTTCCTTCTGTCTGTTTTCTGTTTGTTCTCTGCGTTTTGCATCGCTTCGAATTTGGTTTGCAACGCTGGAATTGTATTTGGAACGCTCACCTGATGTGTAATAACGCGCCATTGGTTTACAGTTCGCCGCCCAATTCCTCTATGCAACGCAAACATGTTTCTGCATAGATTTCATTGCCTGATAAATCAAAATCTGTTTTCATCACTTTCAATGTGCGGATCAGGTAATCGTCACGTTTTGGTTTTGCAACATGATTTGGCCTGCAAATGTCATCAATGAGTTTCATCATTGCATGTGTTTGCGGTGTGAGTTGCATGTCTAGTCTGTCGTTCATCATTTTGCGTGTTTCCTCTGTCATGGAATTTTCAATAAATGGTTGGTCAATCATTTGGCAACCGCCAGGGTGACCAACCTGACCGCGTCCAAATGATCAACGCTGCTTTGATATTAGTTTCAGGGTGTAGCAGGTCTGTGCATGATGTGAGCAGGCCAGCCTGTTGCAAAAAACTGTTTTTGCCTTTGCACCAAAAACCATTGATCTGGAATAGGCCGTATGAACCTGTCATGGGGTCATTCGAATTTATGACTGACGGGTTGCCCAGGCTTTCGCGTTCAATCACATACACAATTTTGTTGTACTGCTCAACAGGCCAACCCAGGTTGACTGACAGTTGGGCAAACTGTTCCGCAGCTGACGCGTACGGGTCTATGTACAGGGTGCTGGACGTGGTAGTGGTTGGTTCAATTAGGTATTGGTGTACATCTATGGTTCGGCTAGGTTGCCCTGATTGGTCATTTGCAGGCCCTAGGGCAAGCGCAAACCCCCATAGTGCTGTGATGATGCTGGCAAGGATTTTTGGTGCTGTAAATGTCATTTTTTCTCCAATTGGTATGGAACGCCCCAGGTATCTCCAACGGCGTTTTTGAATGACAGTTGGGCATGCAACACCTGGTGGGTGTCAAGATCACGGAAAATTTGCACCAGCACTAATTGGTTGCTTTCCAATGCGGTGGTGTAAACCTCATAAAGGTAGGTCTTAGCGTCAGCCATGTTTGCGTATCCTTCTGTCGGGGACAATCCCACCCTAGGGTGCGGGTGTGGCTGGGTCAAGCATTAGCGCTGGCGGGGTCTTATCGCCCACAAAATAGAACCAATGCCACGGTTCTGCGGGCATCACTTCTAATGACCAACCAAATTTGGGTGCGTTGGCGCATAGCCATGCCCACGTTGCTGGATCCTTTGTATTGGCAATGTCAACAGCCAACCCCAAATTGTGACGTGATGAACCTGGTGCCGCCAATGGTGCGTTGCCTGGTTTCAAATAGTATTTGCGGCCTTGCCATGTTCGGGTTGACGCACCTGCAATTGGTTCCAATTGGTAGCGCTGCAAGAAACCTGCTTTTTGTTGGGCCAATGATCTGTATGTGTCACCCGCGCTAGTTGGCTTGAATTGTTTGATGCCTGCTTCGAAGGCTGCCAATCTCATTGCTGACCAACTGGCAGCTGCTAAATGGTGCAATTTGCCAAATGGTTTGATGTCGCGCAATAGGTTTATTGGCAATTCGCCTGGTGTGCAATGCGTCAGGTCTTTTGGTAGCACCAATTTTTTGATTGGTGGTGGTGTCATTTACCGCGCCCGAAACCTGCATCATTTTTGTTGACCCAACGCATGATTGGCGGGATCACGGCAGCAATAGCGCCTTTCAAATAGTCACGCGGGTCTGTGGTGCCTGTTGAATACACAGCAACCAGCGCACCAACAAGTGAACGCGCATACGATGCCAGCATTGCTTTGTCCTGTGGTTTCATTTGTGATCCTCTAGGTGTCCGTCAATTTTTTGTTCTATTCGACCCAGGGTGCGGTGGACTTCGCCGTGGTCTTTTTTGTTTTCTTTGCCAATTTTGTTGATGAGAGCAATGAGTACACCGAAACCGCCACCGATAAGACCAACCACAATTTCAGTTGCCATATCACAGACTTACGCAAACAGCGCCGCCACCTCATCGGCGGTCAATCCAAGTTTGTCAATCACAGCCTGTTTTGCTTTTTCTTTTTCGGCTTTTGCTTTTTCTAATGCAATGTTGTCTTTGGCTGTTTGCGCCAAAGTTTCGTCAAACGCTACTATTTCGTCGGCAGTCATGTCGCGCTCAATGCCGTTGTCGTTTATTTTGTATGTGCTCATAAAGTTTTGCTGTATCCGTAAATGGCGTAAACGCCTGTCCAGTTAGTGCCACCTGTAAAGATTTCAATTCCGTCGTATGCGGTTGCTGTTGAGTGGTTGCCATACCATTGTTCATACAACGGTACGGTAAATCCACCGTTTGGTGCTGTGTTGTTCGCAATAATTGTGGTTGCTTTTGCAAGTTGTGGTCCAAACAATTGAACGCTTGTCGCTGCGTCAAAGCCTGACCCATATGCGCCAACAATAAAACTTGTTTGACTTGCCAAAGTTGATGTAGTCAATGATGTTCCGTTGCCTTCGACTATTTGCGAATTGTAATTAGTTGACGCCGATGTTCCACTTGCGCGCAATTTGATACGAATTTGCCCAGCGCCATTGACTGTGTAATTAATCAGCAACAGGTAGTTTGTGTAACTGCTTGTAAATACGTTGTCCGCGGTAACGCTGTTAGTTGCCGTGACTGTTGTTTCCGCTTTAACGCAAGTAAGACCAGGTGTTGTTGCTAACGCTACCCAGGCTGATCCGTTGTAATACTGGGTCGTGTTGGTCGCTTCAATAAACGCCATTTGACCTTGTGCAAGTACTTTTTCGCCTGTGCCACCAAACGCGGCGTCACGGGTCACCGTTGTTGCAAAAACAGGTATGCCACAATTGACATTGTCCATTTGCGCGGCGGTCAAAATTTGACCCGCTGTAAAATCGTATGTGGTAGTTACTGCGTTTGCGCCCATAAGTACTCCTATCCTAAGACATTTACATTGTCTAGTGTGCCATACGTTGAATTGTCCAAAATCAATTCAAACACAATTGTGGTTGGTGCCGTTGACAGCAAAATACTGTGTCCTGACCCCACGCTGATGGTGTGTTCAATGCCTTCCACGCTCAATTCCTGGGCTAGCGCGCTGCTGCCAGATCCGCTAGGAAATGTTTTTTCCACCGTGATGGTGTCCCCTATTTCGATGCTGGCAACGATGTCGCGTTGGGCTGTGGTCAACATCAAAAAATCTGTTTCCACGCTGGTGTATCTGGCCTCTGGTTCAGGGTTCAGCAGATAGTCCGCAGCAGCTGCGATTTGTGTGGCATCGTGCAACAGGCTGTTTGTGATGCTGTCAGTTTGAATGAAATATGTGGCAATTGACGTTGGATCTGATGCTGTGGCGCTGGTGCCATTTAGGCCTGTGACCACGGTGCGGTTCACTACCGCGTCCGCTTCGAATGATATGCCGACACCGTTGTACGGGATATTGGTGCCGTCATCATGGAAATCTGCAACGCTGCCTGACAGGGTGTTGCCGATGCGATTTTGAAATGTCAGTTTGCCTTCGGCGCTCATAAACAATCTGCCGAATTCTGCGGTGTCGTTGATTTGGCTGATGTATTGCAAAACGTTTGTGCCAGCAGGGACGGTGTAAGGGCTGTCATGGCCCAGGTCAACTGTGCCTGTGGCAATGTCACGGTCTAAAGCAGGGAAATCTACTTCGGGCAGATCCAGCACCGTTTCAATGCGCGCACCCGACAATTCTGCTGATGGGTTGAATTCGTCCAAATAGGTTTGTGCCAGCAAATAAAATTGGTCAGCGCAATACACCGTGACGGTGTCAAGGGTAAATGAAAAGTTGTAGTCATAGTTGACCACATAGCCTTTGAACAGGTATTGAGCCACGTTGCTGTTGTCGTAGCGGATCAGTCTGACTTCGCGCATTGGTGCTAGTCCAGGTTTTGCTTCAGTGGTATTCCAATACGGGCTATTTTCGTCAAATGGGTTGAACACTCCGCCCGCCAATGTGTCGTTCAATGTAAATGACATAGTGCCTGCGCTGAATTGGTCACCTATGTCGCGCCTGCCGCGCTTGACGGAAACACCAATGCAGCCGTCCATGACGCTGGCAAATTCGCCTTCACCGTCCAAAACGTATTGGGTATTGTCCAGCAGGCCACGCGTTGGATCGTCCAGGGTGAACGCGTTGATGGAAAACCCTGTTGCTACTTGCAGGTCATAATTCCCGCTGTCAATTACGGAAACACCTGACATCAGGCAACCTGAATGTTTGCTGGGCCTGCGCTTCGATTGTAGGCGCGAATTGCGTTGACTACGGCCTGACCAATTTCAGCGCTGGTTGCTAGTCCGCCGTTCACGTTGACGGTCACCCCACCCATCGCACCCATTTTGTTTAGCGGTACCACGGCCTCTGGGCCTGCTTCACCAATCATTGCCAATGTCGGGCCAGTAACAATTCCACCTTCCGCCAGCATCGGAATGTTGGGAACGCTAAAACCTTTACCACCTAGCCCTGGCACCCATGACGGGAAACTGAATGACAATTTGCCGATGGTGTTATTCCACAGGCTTGCAATGCCATTGAATACCGATTTGTAAATGTTCAACACCGCGGTGAAATAGGTTTTGATTGCGTCAAAACTGAATTTGACACCTGTGGTTATTGCATCAAATACGGTGTCAACAATTTTGCGTACACCATCAAATTTGAAATATAGCGCGGTCAAAATGGCAATCAATGCAACTACTGCAATGACTACCAGCGTGATTGGGTTGGCTAGCAGTAGCGCGTTCCATATCGCTGTCAGACCGTTTGTGATGGCTTGTATGGCGTTATATACCTTCAACGCAATGTTGATTGCCACAATTGCAGCTGCTATTCCGCCGATCAGGCCAGCAATAACGATGAACGCGGTGGTGTTATTTTGTGCCCAATTGCCTAGCGCGGTGAGTAATGGCAACGCTTTTTCCACTACGGGGATCAGCGCTGCACCAATGTTTTCTTTTGCTTCGGCAATGGCTATGCCAAATCGTTTCATTTGTCCTTCGGCTGTGCCTGCTGCGGTAGCGGTTGCACCACCAAATGTTCCGCCTAGAACGTCCATCACGGTGTTTAGGTCTGCGCCGTCTTTGATTAGCGCAGCCATTTCTGGTGATAACGCTTTCAAACCTTTCATGTTTCCGCCATACGCTTTTGCCAGCGCGTCAGAAACTGTTGCCAGGTCTTTGCCTGTGGCAGTCGAAATATCCATGGCAAGGCTCAAACCCTGTTGGGCTGTTTCAATGTCTTTTGTTCCGCGCACCAGGTTCGCCATAGCGGGGCGCAGGTCATCGTCAGCGATACCGCTGGCCAGAGACATTTTGCTGATCATGTTTTCAGTTGCTGCAACCTGTGCGTCAGTAGCGCTTGCCGAAATGTTTAGGGTGCGCGCCAATTCAACTTGCGCGGCCTGATCTTCCATGGCGGCTTTGGTTGCTTCACCTAATGCAAACCCAATTGCGCCAACAGCAGCTGCTGCAGGTAGGGCAGCCTTTTTGATTGCAAACCCTGCTTTTGCGCCTACGCCTTCAAGGCTTTGAAATTCCTTTACGGCCTTATCAATGCCCTTGCTGTCGAATTCCGAAATGATTGGAATTTTGATTGCCATTACATCACCAAATTTCTGTTGACAGCGTCCATTACGCGTTCAACCAATTCAACCATGTTTTGTTCAACAGCGCCCGCATTGCGGTCATATGCAGGCCACATGACGCGCGATGGCAAACCAAATTGCAATGTCAACGCTGAAATGAAACGTGCGCCCTGGGCGTTTGATCCGCCTTTTTTGCCTGCCATGTCGATGATTGCTGCGGCAGGGTCTTTTTGAATGATGCTGATGGTGCTTGAATTGCGTTTGCTGGTGTCCACTTTGACGGTCACACCGCGCTGTGCTTTTTGTTGGCTGTACGGGAATTTGGGGTTGCCGCGCTGCGTCCAATTGCGTTGCATACCAGACAGCAATGTTGGCGGGTATTGGCTTTTAGCATCGTCCACCGCAGGTTTTGCCAATTCTTTTGCTTCTTTGTTGACGGTCTTGCGGAAATCTGGTTCAACCTGGCGCAATTCTTTCAACGCTTCTTTCAGGCCGTAAACCTCAATCTGTGCGTTTGCGCTCATCGTTTCCCTTTGTTTTGCTTATTCAACACAGTAATGACTGTTTGCAAATCCTGGGTGTCAAATTCGATGTGTGGCGGCCACCAGCCGACAGCCACTAAAACTTCCGCTAGTTGGCGGCGGTAGGTGCCGCGTCCGTAGGGTTTGGGTTTGTTTGATCCACCGCCTCAATGTCCATGTCTGGGTTTTGTTTCAACCATTCAGCCCATGTTGCTGGCATTGTTTCGCCAGCCAATTTGAATAAATGAAACGCCCAGCACACCAAATCGTTTACACCAATTCCGCGTCCGTCAGATACCTTGCGGTTTTCTGATTTTTCCCATTCGCTGATGACCAACAGGTTTGTGGTCACTTCGCGCGGTTCTGTCCCAGGCTTTACTGTGACGCGCAATTTGATTTTCATTTCAATCCTTCCGTCTATTTTGTGTTATTGAAATTTAGGCTGTGGTGTCAACGCTGTACACACCGCCCTGGAACGTAAGATCCACGGTTGTGAGTTCGCCCAGCGATGCGTTTACTACTGGCAGGCTTTCCAAATAGGTGTCGGTCAAAATGAAACCTGGGTTGGTTCCGCTGTCACCTGATCCATAGGCAGGGTTTACTTTGACGGTGCATTTGGTGCCAACTAGCGCTGACAATGATGCATACGTTTCCGCAGCTGCATATGACATGTACATGGTGACGGTCAGTTCGTTGTTTTCCAATCCGCCTGTGTAGGTGCGTGATCCTGTTCCAAATGCGGTGTCCTCTAACGCTTCAACGGTGCGTGTCAACGTTGCCGCGGTGGTCTGGTCGGTCAAATCAACAATTGATCCAATGGCTGCGCCAATTTGGACTTTTGGGTTGCTCAATAGGGTGCTAGTTGCCATGGTGGTTTACTCCTTCGGTTTGCTTTTTACTTTAGATGGTTTCTGTGGTTTTTCGGTGGATTGTCTGATGAACCCGCCAGCCAGCAAATGGTCAATGTTTTCGTCACCTGCTTCGAATTCATCACCTGGTGTTCCTAGGCGCGGGGAAACGATCACATATTTCATGCTGTTTGTGCCTGTTGCATGACGGTCAATTCATAGCATGGCAACATCACGCCACCAATATCAACGGTGGTTGGACGGCCTGCTGTTACTGATCCAACGCCAGCCAAAACGCCAGCGGTCAAGTTCAACAGGTTTCGCATTGCGTCAAGGTTTGCTGGACCCATTGAAACAATCTGAATTGGCCAATTGATTTTGACAATGTTGTAATTGAACGCTTCAAATGAACAGGCACCAATGAACGCGCATGGCGGAACCATGTTTCGCGGATCTGTAACCACTTGCAAACCTGTGATGGTTTCCAATTTGGTTTTCAAATCGTCCAACGCGCTGTTGAACAGGTCGGTGTATGCGACAGGCATTTAGGCAACCTGCGGGCGTGATATTCCCAGCAACTGTTTGATGATTGGTGACAGGCCTGTGGTTGGTGCTGTGCCCATTTCGGTGAACGATGCAAAAACATCAATGCTGCCACGTTGTCTATAAAGCGCGCCACCATATTGAATTGTCCCCAGCGTCACGTCACCAGACGGGCTGGTGGTCAAACTATCGATGTAGCCCGCCTCTTGCCGTCTGCGATAACAAAACGCGTTTGCAGCTGCGGCGCATTGCGTCAAAAATGTGGTGTCTGCTGCGGTAGCGGTACCAATACCCAGCCAATCCTCAATGTTTGCTGCGGTGATCCATGTGCAAACAGGTGTGTAGGTAATGGTGCCTGATGCTGCAACGCGTTCAACATCGTCAGCGGTTTTGGCGTACAGCACCTGGTTTTGAATTGGTACCTGATAGTCATAGAGCAAATCGCCCTGCGTGTCAATTCCCAAAAACAGGTATTGGGGTAAAGCCACCACCGATGCTGTGCCGTTGAATGTTGCATCAACACCAGCAACGGTGATGGATTGCCCTACTGCAATTTCATTGGGGGTGAGTAATTGCAGGACTGCGTAATTGTCAACCAGGTATTTGTTGGTGACTGTGTAGGTTGCCATGGCGGGTTAGGCCGCCTTTCAACTAGGCCTGGGTGATCTTGCGGATCATTCCTGGGATTGCTGCGAACGTTGAAACGTAGCCGTGGAATGACATATTGCGACCCAAAATTGCTGGGTTCTCCAATGACTGCAGGCCACGGATACTTTCGTAAAATTCGAATGCATCGCCCTGGCCCTGACCAACGCGGGTAACAATCATGGTCTTTGCAGCGAAGTTGCTGTCAACTACCAGTTGCAGACCCATTGGGGTTCCGTTCCATGATCCTGCGTTCAATTCGCCAAGCGCGTTTTGACCTGTGAGGCCTGCGCCGATGAATGGGAACAATGGGCGCTTGCTGCTGTCAACCAATTGTCCAAGTTGTGCCCATACGTCAACGGAAACAAACAAGTGTGTCGGCATCCAGTTACGGCCCGATGCAACGTCATTTGCTGCATCGTAAATGCTCTTCAGCAAATCCTCTGGTGTTCCGTCCCATACACCTGACGATGTTGCTGCGGACAAAAGATTGTCTGCTGCAAAATTGTCTGATGCAATCATGTATTCACCCATCAAGTCATTGAGGATCAATTGCATTGCTGCAGGGTTCGTAAAGTCAATGTCCTGAATTGACAAGGTGACTTGTCCAGCCAATGTGGTTTTGCTGACCGTGTTGGACGCAATGACCATTGTGGTTGCTGATGTTGCACCAAGTTCATTTGCCTGCGATGCAACGCTGGTGTGCGTGGTGATCGTTGGACGAATAAAGGTTTTCTGTGCGCCGCCGTCTGGATATGCGCGCGCGCCTAGTGCGTTGACCGTAGGCCTGACGAAATTGAGGTCCTGCACCAATGGTCCAAGTACGGTGACATTCAACAAACCAGCGGTGTCGGTGGTAAGCACATCGCCCGCAGCTGCTTGCAATGGGGTGCGCTTCGATGCGGCGTATTCAGCCACAGCCTTATTGATGTTTGCAAACGTGTCACCACCGATGTGGTAAGCAGCCATGTATTCGCCTGCTGATGGCAAAACAAATTCTTTTTTGGCTTGTGCAAAAATTGGTGCGGTTGGGATTGTTGCTTCAACTGGTGTTGGTGCTACTGCTTCGGACATTTCAATTTCCTTTTCAATCGGTTCCTGTGTTTCAGTATTGCTGATTTCATCTTGCTGTTGGTGGATACTTGCTGCGACTTGTGCAATGTTAGCCATGTCCCCAAATGCGCCGATTGGAACCAGGCTTAGTTCCTGCCATTCGGCTGCTTCAATGATCATGGTGCCTGCTTCGTCATAACTAAATTTGGTTGGGTTTACACCCACGGAAACCTGGTCAATGGTGCCGTCTGATGCCATTACTAGCGCGTCATTTCCAAGGCTGGTGGCGCTAATTTTGGCGCTGAACAGCATGCCCTGTTCGGTGTCCACGCGTTCGGTTACAACGCCAACTGGCATTGATGCGTCATGGTACATGAACAGGCGTGGCGC